TTAATAGTACTATCTGTTACTCCTGAGATTTGAGAAGGACTAGCAAATCGAGAACTTACATATGTCGGATACCCGCCTTGCTCTTCAACTTTAACTCGAAAACTACAACCTTCTTTCGAAAGATCAAAGATCCTTTCACCGAATTCATCTGCATCTTCTCCTTCCATTGCCTCCATTACAATTTTATGCAATTGTCGACCGAATCTGAGAATTTTCACTTTACCTTCATTCTCGGGATTATCTGGATCTTTTACTACATAAACATTAACGAGCCAATTTTCCTTACGGTTTAAAGCTCTCGCCTTTTCTTTCTCCTCTTCAGAGCCAGTACGGGAAAGCCTATATCGAGCCTCTGCAATAGGATCCCTTTCTCCCCATGTTTGTGGACTAATTGCACTTTGAAATTGTCCTGTCATCTCACTAACCCATCCATGTGAGTAATAGTGAAAAAATGTCTTACTAGGATCTTTCACAAAAGGTACAAGTCGTAATACATATGTGTTACCAGGCTTCAATCGCATAATATTGCTAGTTGAATTCTGTTGCGAGGTCTTGGCCATCGCGCCTCTAATTGATTCAAACATATTCGTTGTCATTTTCTTTTTAATATTTTATTTATAGTATTAGTTAATTTTATTCCCAAAGGTTTGATTTTTTTCGAAAATGTATATCTCGATCTCAAACTACTTAGAGTATTATAAAAGCTATCACATACAAATTCAACTATATTTTTTTCTAGCTTAATATTTTTTTCTGATATATTAAGTGATAGTAAAGAATAATAAGTGATATCACCTTGTTTTAAATCTAAAATAAAATCAGGATATATTCCTGACTGAGTGTCGAGATATTGATTGCAACTTGTTAACTCACGCTCAATACATGTATCGTAAATAAATTTAAAGCTATTTCTTAGTCTATTAATATTAAACTGGTGGTCGGGGTTTGTTAATTCTATCTCTGTTGTGTATTTCTTATATGTAGAAATAGCATTGAATGTACTGTAAAAATTAAGAGGTATATATTTTTCTGAATATAATTTATATGGTGCATCAAAAAAAATAGTTGGTTCTATTTTTTTGTTTTTTAAAATATGTGATATTTTTTTGAGTAAAGTATATTTTGTATCATCTAATTTTTGAAAGTCTTTTCGAGGAGTGAACCCTTTATTATTTCTAGCAGCTTTAAGATACATATTATATATGTTCTTTTCAAACACTGATAATGTACTCATAAGTCTATAGAATTTTTTTTAAGAAATTTAGTTATATATTTACTTTTATATAAATATGGTTCATGATGTAAGAATATTTTGATTAAATCATAATTACTATCCAATTCTAATAATTTTTTAAATAACTCTCTATATCTATTTTCTTTGAGAACTAATAAAAACACATTTGCAAGATTAATTTTTTTATTTTCACAGATAGAAATAAAACTACATAAAGATAAAAATATATGTATATTATCTTTTTTTTCTAAAATTGTATATGGATCATCCATTTAACGGTTCAAATTGCTTACTTAAAGTTAGTACATTATCGTTTAATACACCACCGGCTGCATATTCATGACCTCCTCCGTCACATATTTTTTTTGCAAATTTACTTAAATTAAAGTCTATATTTCTATTTCTACGAAGATATACTCTATTGTTTTTTAAATTAATCATCATACATACATCACATTCATAAGTATCAACTATATGTTGACCTAGGTCATTAATATATTCATTGGCAAATGTACTAATAAAATTGTATTGTTTTCCTGCTATAGAAAGTTTCGCTTTAAACAAATCTATACTTTCTCTCATTTTTTTAAATTTATAAAAATGATAACTAATTATTTTATTTTGTTCATTTGTGAAACCAAAAAATCCATTTTCAAAATCATTAATAAAATTTTGTAATTTATCACCATTTTTATACCAAAGATAAAAATTTAATTTATTACTTTCAGGATATTTTAATTCATAACAATCATAATCATCAGCAAATGTAATTAGTTTTTTTTGTTCGTTAGTTAGATTTATGTTTGGATATATGTGATTGAGTATTTGATATAAATGTTTACTGCATGATGTTTGGTTTACATCAATATATGTTTTAGCAAATGAATAATCATCTTCATGGGATTTGTGGTGATCAAAAATAAGTACATTATTTTTATCTATTAAATCTTTAACTTCTGTAGTGTCCAAGTCAAAGAAATATACCCTTTTATAATCTTCAATTTTATTGTAATTAAGCCAGCCTAATAATTTCTCGCGTATGTTAGAAACTTTTAATGTTACAGCTTTTGGTTTAACTTGTTTAAACCATGTATAAATTAAATAACTACAACATCCGTCGAGGTCAAGATCAGTAAAAATTATTTCATTCTTCGCCATTGCCAATATTTACATTACTCTTCCGAATTGTACAGCGTCATTTTCCGCAGTGTTAACATCTTCATTAACATTGAGGCTTGTATTTTCTGTAAGAGTAAGAGTATTGTAATCTATAGAAACTCTAGTGCTACCTGTATTAGAGCCAAAACGGTTTTTAATAATACCCATATGAAGTGCATTATCTTCCTCGTCTTCTTCTGTTCTCCAAATACTTACAATAACATCTGCAGTAGCTCCTAATCCATAGCTCTCTCCAATAGCCTCTAACCCAGGACCGTTAGCATTGTTTCCGTATCCTGTTCTATTTACTTGTGTAGCGGATACAATAGGACATTCAAAAGTATATGACATTGCTCTTATTTGTTCAGAAATACTTTTAATACGTTCGTATGAATTATTACCATATGTACTTGCTAAAAGATTTAAATAATCAAGTACTATGATATCAGGTTTAAATTTTTTATTTATTAACTTTTTTATAAATCCTTCTAATTGTAGTGGTGTAATTGAACTCGGAGCAAATTCTTTAATTATTATATTTGCTCTAGGATGAGTCATTTTAAATTTACCTACTTTTTCTCTTAATTCCTCTAAATGATCATCTAAATGATTTATAGGTAATCCAGTAAGTTTAGATGTAATTCTTTTACAGTAAATCATTTCTGACATTTCAAGAGAAACAACTAAAACATTTTTATCTTCTGCGGCGGCATTACTTGCTATATTACTTAAAAATATAGATTTACCTACATTAGTAGGGCCTGCAAATATATACATACTACGACCCTGCTCTAAGAAACCTCCTCCTAATCTGGTATCAAGCCATTCCCATCCAGTTTTAATCTTTTCTTCACGCGTTGTTAGATCAGTGATATGTTGTTCTACATCTTTAAAATAATTATGACCTACGTTTGTAGTAATAGAAATATTACATGCTTTTGAAAATTTATCATGAATACTTTTTACATTCCTTTCTTTATTATCAACAATTTCTAAGAATGTATTAAATACAGCTTGTTCTTGTAAGAATTTTTCTGTATACGAAAATAGAATATCATTAGATAATTCTACTTTTAGACCGTCAGTAATTTTTTTACTTGATTGATAATGTTCTTTAAGTTGTGAAGTGTTTAGATATAATTCTAATTCTGTACGTGTAGGACGTCTGTTGTTTTTTTGATAAAGAGCTTGTATTATTTTAATTATTTGCTGAAAATCTTTATTTTTAAAGAATTTATAATTAAGATTATCAATAACAGAATTTAAATAAAGTTCATCTTCAAGACAATTCTTAAAAACTACTTTTTCTAAATATTCGAGATCTATGTCTAAATAATTACTTTCGTTTGTTAGCATATTCTAGCAGAGTATTATAGAAGTAATCTTCGGATTTGCTATACTCTTCTGTGTGGTTGAGTAGCCCAGGAGATTCGTGAATAATGTGAATAGGGGCAGTAGTTAAGCGCAACCCGGCTAAATGACAGTCTAAGCAAAATTTTAAATCATAATGATGAAATCCTTTTATATTAGTATCAAATTTTATTTTTTCCTTTGCGATAGATTTAGTCCGAATAGCTAAAAATACACCATCTAATAATATTACTTCTCTAGGTGTATTGCCAAATATAGTTGGACGATAATCTGTATTATTATCATAATGTGATACTATTCCGGATATAGTAGTCGGCTTACACATTATATGCCATAAGCAAGGCTTTTCGATTTGTAATTTACTACCTCCAGCTACTCCAACAACATCAAACCCTCGTTTAAATGAATTACGAATTTCTTTTAAAAAATTTATACTATCAATGAATACGTCATCATGAACAAATAAAATACAATCATATTTTTTAAGATTCTCTGGTGTAAGATAATTATTATAAACAGCACATAATCCGTTAATATTTTTATATGTGGGTTGTAGGGTAAACGTAGTTACAGTATTATTTTCATGTAACTCTAAGCTTTTAAATAATCTAGAAGTTTTGAATTCAACTGTTGTAGCTTGCGTAGCCACTGCTATTAAAGTTTTCATATAAAAAATGGAGAATTTAATTCAAACGTTTGTTTCTCTAAAAATTTATTTTTACTAAAATTAAACTCATATATTATTCCTTCTTCTACTAATTTCCATCCAGGTAGTTGAATTGAACTAAAAGATTTATCATCAGTAAATAATGTTGACCCAGATCTAAAAATTTGTAATCTACCCATGTTTGGCGAATACATCCAACATCCAAATGTACCTTCAAGATCTGATAATGCGTTTTTAATACCAGACATATATATCAACGGTAATATTACGCTACTATCAACCTTATTTGTTTTACCTTTAAGTTCATATTTTTCTTTTAATTCATTAAAATTTTGTAATACTCCATTGTGCGCTAAATATGTATTTTTATATGTAAATGGGTGAGAAGTATCAGCATCAAATGTTCTAATTTCTGATGTAGGAGATTGTACATGTCCTAGATAATATATACAAAAAGGGTTTTCTTCTATATGTTTATCAAAATCTTGTTCGTATTTTGTTGCTACTCGAATGTCGTTTTTCATTCCTCCCGGGAATATCATTGTTACACTACGTACAAAATTACCTCTTTCAGAGTTTTTTGTAGATAACTCTCTAAAGGTTTTAATATCAGTTGAGCCAAAAATTCCACACATATCACTTTAATTGTATGAACTTTGTATCACTTAGGCAACTTAAATCTTTACATCCTGCATATGAAATAGAGCTTTTAAGAGCCTTTTCGATTTCTGTTAATCTAATATTATATTCTGGTGCTAAGTCTATTTCTATTTGTTTACCTTCAACAAAATTTAATTTATTTCTTTTTTGAGTATACGACGTACTACCATAATATTGCTTACGTCCGTTAATATGTTTTGCGGGTGAGTCAATACACCCTGCAAAAAAAGATCCAGCCATTACGCAATCCGCTCCAGCAACTAAAGCTTTTGCAATATCTCCAAATTCTTTACATCCACCGTCTGCCATTATTTTAGCCTTTGGTTTATGTGAGCTAATTTTTAATAATGTTGAAAACATAGGAGTACCAAACCCGGTCTTATACCGCGTAGTACAAATAACTCCAGATCCAATTCCTACTTTAATAACATCTGCTCCTGCATCTTCTAAAAATTGAAACCCATCGTATGTTCCAACGTTACCGGCAATAACTATTGAATTAGGAAAATATTTTTTAACAAACTCAATCATATTACCGACTTTTTGGTGATGACCGTGAGCTACATCAATTGTAATAATATCAATTTTATATTTATTAAGTATAATAGCTTCTAATTGCTCATATGAATCTCGGTTTACTCCTATACTAACGCTTACACAATTACAATTAAGGTCATTAAGTTTCTGTACTGCTTCAAATACATTATCAAACCGATGCATAATATAAAAATAATTATTATCATCTAATTGCTTACAGAGTTCGATGTCTATTACGGTTTTCATATTAGACGGAACTACTGGTAGGTTAAATGAAAACTTTCCTAACTTAAAAGATGTGTCAGCAGCGTTTCGAGTATCTAATTGACTGTATTTTGGTACTAATAAAATATCAGAATATTCTAATTCTTTACCACGGTATATCTGTTCGTTCATATTCAATTGGGTCTTTCATTTTATTGTCTAAAAATCCTTGTATACGAGAACTGCACGCAGTACAATAACCACATGCTAATTCTTTTCCTTCGTAACACGTCCAAGTGTCTTCGAATCTTACACCGTTATCTAGTCCGAGACTGATAATTTCTTTTTTGGATAGATTAATTAATGGCGCTTCTATTTTAATTCTATTTTTACGGTTTAAAGCAGTTAAATGATTAATTTGTTCTAAAAACTCTGCACTACCGTCCCAATATCCTGCTTGACTGTCTACAAGAGCGGATCCATGATACACCGTTTCTGCTCCAACAGATTCTGCATATGAACAAGCAATCGATAACATCATCATATTTCTAAATGGTACATAATTAACAGTTTGGGCATCCCCTAGAACATCTTTCGTATGAGCGACTTTAATTTTATTGTTTGTTAAAGAAGAGGTATTAGCAATTTTTTTGAAAAATTGTATATCTAATATTTTGTGTTGTTCAATAGTGTCATAATTAATTAATTGAAAGCCAGCGAATTGGATTTCTTTACGATGCTTTTGACCGTAATCAAAAGTTATTGCATATACTTCTGACGCGGCTCGTGCTACTATGCTTAATATAACTGAACTATCTAAACCACCTGAAATCGGTACTACGGCTTTACTCATCGTCTTGTTCTAATATAGCGCTATCTTGTAAGGCTTTACCATACCGATATTGCTCATTTATAGAAGATTCTATCTTAGGTAATATATTATTCCACACTTCCTCGTCTTTGCGCCAATTTTTATAGTATCCTAATTTTTTATCTCCCATGCTATATGTAGAACCATTTTGTTGAATAACTCCATGAGCCACAGCAACATCTTTTAATCCAGAATATTTATCTAAACCTGTTTTAAAGTTTAAATACGCTTCTGCTTGTAGAAATGCAGGAATAAATCTATTCTTTACAGTTAACATTCGAAGAGTAACTCCCGAATAGTTTCTGCTTTCAGTTAACGCTTCATCGTTATCGTTTGCTGCGTCTGTTCTTTCTTTTTTAGCAGCCATTTGGACTAATAAAGAAGCCATGTACATAGGACCAGATCCCCCAGCTTGTTGCTTGACTAGGGTAGGATGGAGGGCACCAGGGTCAGCATATGTATGATTACTACATATAATGGTTGTACCAGTTACGGCAGCCTTATATGTAATAATACGCATCATGGATTTAAGCTGTTTAGCTCGAAGCCCCATGTCCATGGCTCCTTTATTAGCCTCAGCATCGGCAATTTCTTTTGATGACGCTAAGTTTCCGAGAGAGTCGATTGATATGATAAATTTTCCGTGAAGACCCGGCTCTTCTTCGACCCCATCTAAAAATGCCATAATTTGATTACGACAGTTTTCGACAGTATCAACAGGAACATATTTTACATTTGAAACATCTAAGCCGACATTTTCAGCACCTTCTTTTTCAATAGCAACCTCGGTATCAAATATTATAGGAATCATTCCTTGTTTTTGAGCTTTAGCGAGAATTTTATTTAAAATAAAGGTTTTACCACATTGAGCTTCTCCTGCAAAGATTGTTATTCTACCTTTAGGTACTCCTCCATATAGAGAGCCAGATAGAATAGAGTTTAAAACTAAACACCCGGTGTCAATCCATTCAGTTACATTACTTAATGTATTTTCCTCGAGAGTTGTTGCGTGAGAATTTAGCTTTTGTAACTTAGCGAATGCTTTGTTAACAAGAGTTTCATCATACGCCTTTTCAGCATATTTTGACATATTAATCCTCGAATAATGTTACTTCAGGTACTTCCTTTTCAGGAGGCTCCGGATTTGGCTCAGCTTTAACATTAATTTTAGCATTATAATGTATTAATATTTTGTCAGAAATAGTAGTTTCTACTTCTGTATATTGAGAAGGTATATATTTAAAGGTAGGAGGTTCTCCGTTAGAAAATTCAGTAAAGAATAACGGCATAACGTCAACTTTCATATTCGAAGCATCATTAGGAGTTACCATAATCATTGCTGGTGCTTTTACTCTTAAAATTGAATCTGTCTGTTCTACTAACTCTCCAAAACAAGTCCTACCTATACTATCAACATATGTAACGATATCCATGTAATTATTATATTATATTTTTCTTAATTTGCAACGGGTAATTTAAAGAAATCAAATAAATCTGTGTTTACTGCTTGTCCTGGTCTAAACGATTTCCAGTTTACGTTATCGTAAAATCTATCAATAACACTATATACGATTTTTTCAAACATTTTTTCATAGTCTATTTTAAAATCTTTATTAAATTCGTTAGGTAGATCATACTTAAACCCCAACGAATTTAAGCCAAATTTATTAGGAGTTACTGTATAAAAATATCTTATTTTATCACCAGAGCTAATATATTCATGCTTTTTAGAAATACCATAATAATCTAAAAGCTTGTTGTAATATATAGAGGACTTAACATGAATCGGTGTTCCTTTTTTGACCATCCAGCCTTTAGTATGTACGCTATATTTTTCATATTCTTTAACACCCATTACAAATGCAATGTCTTTTATAGATAATGACTTAAAAATTTCATACGTCTCTTCGAAGATTTGATTTGTAGTGTTTTGATTTTCACTCATAATCATATGCTCAATAATCTTTTTCACATATGGTTTAATTGCATTAGGCATAGTGGTTCGAACCACTTCTACACCAGTGTATTTAAATTTATTACAAACAACTCCTTCGTCGTCAAGTTTATGTAAGACATACCGCTTCTTTTGTAAAAAAATACCTTTATCACAAATAGACTCTCTTTTAAAAACAAACCTAGGATCCTTGGTTAACAGGGTATCTCTTGCCCATTTTTCGATATGAACGTTTAAATTGTCTTCTATATCTTGAACAAGAGTATATACCTCTTCGTTAATATTATTATCTTTATGTAGTGATATTCCTTTGTAGTCAAGTAATGAAGTAATAGTACAATATGAACTATCTGTGTCATTATAAATGATTGGATCGGTTTTTTCAAGATCTTTATCAGTTAAATTGGTTTTTCTTTTAATATAATTTCTTAAAATAATATTGCTTTGTTTTATAATATCTCTCCCTGTCAAGGTGATTGATCGCGCAATATCGCCATCGGCCATAGCAGAGATTTTATTGCCAAAGTAGCCATAAATACGGTTAATAAGAATTTTTAATGTAAATTGCCAAATCCAAAGTTGATCAATTTTGAACTGTATGTCTTTGATTTTTTTCTTTAATTCTGCTTTTTTATTTTTATCTTTCTCTTTCTTAAGCTTTATCGATAATCGGTGTTTTTGTTCACGAGCCGTGGTCCATTGTTGTTTTTTTCCTTTTCTTATGTTATAGAAATGATCAGTAATGCGCGGGAAAATTCCTTTCACTTTTTGTGAAAAAAGTTTTTTGGCTCTTGTTACTGCAATTTCATTCTTAGTACACCATTTATTAAAATCCCCATAAGACATCTCAATATCCTTGTTATTTACTGTCTTTATATATACTTTATCTTTATCTTTATCAGTACCAATGATGCTCCCTATTTTAGTTTCCGGGCTCAAGTTAAGAGATATCATCACACTAGGGTATAGAGAATTAGCATCAAATGATATAATATTTTCTTGGAATCCGGGTTTTGGCTCACTTACATATGCTCCTTCATACTTACCGGATTTATCATCTACTTTTATAAAAGTTGGAATGACACGCGGTGGGTCCAGCTTTCTCGCTTCAACAATTGCACGACCGTTTACTGTACTAATAGTACCGAGAGCTGCGTTAAACGGTGTTAATCCTATGTATGATAACATTCTTGCTAGATCCATGTACATAAGCTTAGCTTCAAGCTTAACTAGCAACCGTACATCATGAATATTGTAATCCACGAACTTGTTCCAATCATTGATAGACAGTGCGGCAAGGTTAGTTTCTCCTATATCTACCTTGTTCTCTCCTAGTTCTATGTGAGCTATGTTATCTAGCTTATAACTGTCTTTCATGCCCAGACTGAAGGTTTTATACACATCAAGATAATCTAGCATTGATACTCCTTCAACCACGTATTTTGATGTTTGTCTACCAAAATTACCACGATACACTCGTTGGTAGATTGGTTTCATAATTTCATCGTGTACGGGTGAAAATAACCGAGTTGCGTCTTCGCCTAGTATGTTTCTAACTCGATTAATTACATACGGAATATCAAAAACTTCACTAGCCCACCCAGATAAAATATCAGGTCGTTCTTTGCAATAAAAATCTAAAAATTTCTGTAATAACTCGGTTTCAGTTTTACAATGAACATACTTTACGTCGTTGGATTTTGGTTTATACTTATTAATTCCCCATGTAAAATACATTTTTTCTACAGTATCATAGACTGTAATTACATTAATCATATGACTTGCTTCTTCAGGTTTTGGAAACTCGTCCGGGGAATATGTCTCTATATCGAAAAACCATATCTTAAGAGGAAATTTAGTAAAATCATCTGTTTCATTTATTTTCCAAAACCTATCAACTAAAAATTGTTGATAGGGAGAAATATTTTCATAAATTTTAGGATCGCTGAGATCTTCAATTTTTTTTCTTCTATCTAATTCACTATTAGCGGTATGTTTCCGGAGTTTTGTACCATATAATGACGTTCCATTATATCGATTTGAATTTGTCTCCGAATAGAAATATGGTTGATACGGGCAATCTGTTTCAATCCTAACGCCGTTTTCGTCCCATGTATATAAACGCATGACACGTTGATTCGGTATGTACGCTAAGTTCCTATACATTCCTTATAGTATAGAGAAAATGAAACAATAAGTCAACTAATTCCGTTTAAGCGATTAAGATTTTTTCTTTTTGGATCACCATACGGAAATGAATATAATTCGGTATAGAAATTAATATTATCTTCCATCCACCTAGACTTCATATAATTTCTCGCTCGCTTTACTTCTTTAAGATATTTTTTATTATCTTTAGTTATAATCTCTATTTTACTTACTAAATCGTCTCCGGTTTTAAATTTAAAAAATGCAGAATCATATGTACATAAATCTTGGCAGATACTCGGGATACCTAATGCACACGATTCAATAAATTTTAAATCACTTTTTGCTTTATTGAAATTACTATCTTCTAACGGAGCATAAAAGACTGTAGCATTCATATTATTTATATATTCAGGATAGTTCACTAGATTAGTCCATGAATGATATTCAATTTTTTTTTGCTTAATTAAATCTCTTAGAGTCAGTGGGAAACCGCCTACGAATACCCATTGAAATTTATCTACTGTTTTTCTTATTACATCGTTAATGTGATAGAAATCATCTTTTTGTTTAATTCTATTCTCAATATCAAAATGCGCACCGCTCCCGCAATAAACTACACGCGGTTTTCTTTTATTTTTTTCAAAATTATCTCGTATTTTATTAAAATCAAAATACCGATCCATCCAGAGTTTTGGAATAAAATTAGGTATAACTGTAACGTGTTTATTACCGGTTTTTTCTATATAATATTCCTTCATGAAGTTATTTGTTACCGTAACTTCATCACAAATTTGCATAATTTCCATACTTGTTTGTCTGATGCTGGGATCTTCAAACGCAAATCTAAACTTATTATAATGAGGAATATCCTCTTTAAAGATAAGATCGTCTATTTCATATATAACTTTAAACCCGTATTCTTGTTGTATCTGTTTGAGCCATTTTATATATTCTAGCTGCGACTTAGTTGCTTGTCTTTGTATTCGTATGGTTTTAAGCCCTTTGTAGAAATTCTTATCTCCTATCATTACAGTACCGCCTTGTACATTCGCTTTACCGTAGCAATTGAGTAGTAGTTCAGGCCATATCATTCTCCAGTGTCCACACCCTGAATAATCAGCATAAAAGTTTACTGCTCTCGGTAAGTCTGGTGCAGAGTGAGTATGTGAATCAGCGGCGACTTTTGGTCGTTGGTTTTGCGACAAATTGCATAAATTCGGTCTAACCGATATAGGCGGAGAAAACGGTAAGCGGTTCGTATGCTGAAACGGTGTAATCATCATATAAATTTATTGTTAATTATTGGATAAATCCACACGTGTAGTAATGCTATTCTTTTTTTCTAAAACAATAACGTCTCCGGTTGCTGCTTTAACTGATTCTTTTCGATGAGAGATTACATATATACTTTCTTTATGGTTATCTATTCGTTCTTTAATTATATTCAACACTAATTCAACTCCTTTTTCATCTAACGAGCTATCTAATAATTCATCAAACATTAATAAATTATACGCTACATCACCCTGTAATCTTCTCATATCTATAAATGTAAATAAAATAGCAAGATCTATATTTTTTCTTTCAGCACCAGAGAAATTAAAATAAGAACATTCTTCGTTTTTTTCGTTTACAATTTCTTCTTCAAAATATTCATTAAATCTACAAATACAATTTGCATCCATTTTTTGTAAATAGTATAATAATCGCCTGTTTAAGATATCTAAAATCTTTTTTACAATAAACGATTTTACACCTTCTTCTGATAGAATATATTTTACTATTTCTAAAATTTCTAAATCTGAATGTATGTTATTTGATGTTTGTTCTAGTTCATTTACTTCTTTTGTTTTTATTTTTAGTTTGTTATTTAGCTCTTTTATTTCTAAGTTAGTTTCTTTTTTTGTTATTTCTTGTAATTCGTTTTTATTTTTATCAAGATCATTCTTAAGACTGCTAATATACGCAGCTGTTACTCTATTGTTATTATGTAATGTTTTTATAGTAGATATATATTCATTAAGCTGTACCTCGGCCGCGGTATTGTCTTCTTTGAGAGTGATAATACCTTTTTGTTGTTGCAATAAGCTTTCAATATCTTGTTCACAGTTATCGATATCTTTTTTAATTTTATCCTTTTCTTGTCTTATGTGCTCTCTATCTTTGTTTGTAATTTGGTGTAGGCACATAGGACAGGTATCGTTTTCCGTACCTATATTTGAAATTTGTTTATTGTAGAATTTTATTCCAGTTCGATGTTCAGTAATTTTATTTGATATAGAATCTAATTGATTTTGTATATTTTTTAATTTGTCTTTTATAAAAATTAGTTTATCTTTACTTTTATTATATAAATCTTTATTTATACCTTTAATCTTTATCTTATTTTGCTCTATATCTTCGTTTATAATTTTTATTCTATCATTTATTTTGTATTTTTGTTCAACGATATTACTTAATATTTTATTTTTTTGTTCTTGAAGGAGTTTAAAGATATTAGTTATATGATCGAAGTCTTTTGTAATGTGTTCATATTTTTTTTGTACGTCGTTGTATTCAGACCGAGCGCTTAAAAGCATATCAGAAAAGATTTCTAAGTTTAAGATGCCTTCGATAAACTTTCTCTTTTCAACTTTTCTTTGCGCCATAAACGGTAATGTAGTATTGAGCGACATTATGACGCAATTTTGAAATACTTCAGGAGAACAACTCAGTATTTTTTTTATCTTTTTGCTAGTATTGGGTATAGTACTTTCAGTTACGTCAATGTCGTCGACGAACAGATAGCATTTTGTAGGTTTTAATTTACGTACAATTCGATAGTTATTTGTTTTATTATTTTCATTTATTGAAAGTCGTAACTCTACATATGTATTTTTTTTATTTATAGAGTTTACAACAAACTCTTTTGCAACTTCTCGTATTGTTTCACCGAAAATAGCAAAATGTATAGCATCAGCAATTGTTGATTTTCCAACACCATTTCTTCTATCTTCTTTATCTTTATTAACACCGGTAATTATATTTAACCCTGTTTGAAATTGAATTTCAATTGGCTTTTTTCCTATCGATAGAAAATTACTTATTTTTAATGTATTAAAATTTATATACTTCATGTAAATTGATTATATAAAGTCACAGTTTTGTTTATTACTTCTTCTTTATTATCTATATCTAAAGATTCTACATATTCTATAATACATTGTTTAATGTTCAAGTCACCAAGTTCATTTGTTATTTCAATATTATCACCAATATTAAATTTATGTAAATAATCCGTTACTAAAGAAAATGGTGCTTCAAAATTTATAGATGCAATTATTTTATCAATTAAATTTGTTTTTATATCTTTATCTATAATAATTTTTATAGCTAGCTTGGACCAACCTATTTTTTTTGCTATAGCTTTTAATTTTTCAAGCTCACTTAAGTTTACTTTTACATGTATGGGAGATATTTTGTTATCGACAAATGTATATTTTATGTTTTGTTCATTAAAATCAAATATATAAAATCCTTTTTGATCCTGAATGTCATTAAAATCCATTTCAAATGGGTTTCCAACATAAATTATCTCTCCATTTGAGTATTTTCGGCGTTGTCGTTTATGGAAATGACCAGATACTATGAGTTTAGACTTCGTTAGTAAGTCACATGATTGAATACCTGTCTCACATATCTTAAAACTAT